TATACGAATATTTATCTTCTTCGTTTCTATCACCGGTTAGTAAATTTGCATTAGGTGTATCTAATACAGCTCGTTCAATAGGTATCATTATTGATTACCTCCATTAGAATTTTTTGAAGTATTATTTACTTCGTTTTTATCAGAAGGATCTTGTTTAATAACAAAAGTCCATCCAGTTTTTATAGAATTAATCTGTTTATTATACAGATTAATCGGTTTTTTATTTGATTCCATAAAAATGAATCTCCTATATTAGTTTGTTATATTTTGGGTAAATTAAAAAAAATACTCCAGAGTATAAAACCCTGGAGTATTTACACTAAGCTATATGATTAGAAGTCTAATCAATTAACTTACGGATTCACAGTTGGTGTAACGCCCTCAAACACGTAGCCCTCATGAGCATCCTTAATCTGAGCATCAAAGTTGTTAACAACTGATCCATCATCATTAAGAACTCCGTTGAGCTTGAGCTGGAATGCAGCAGCTGCGAATGAACCACGATACTCACGTCCACCAACAACGATAGCCGTTCTATTTGGCATATCGGCATCGATAGCTGTAAACATACGGATAGCATGTGGGTAGTACACAAGGAATGGATACTCCATAGAGTATGTACGAAGTGCTCCGAAGAGGTTAGCACCACGATCACGCCAACGCTGGTCTGTGTTTCCGATAATGCGAACAGAGCGTCCGAGAGAATCGATGAAACCACACTTAGAATCTACAGCATAACCATAGTTCTCGTTGACCTGAGTACCAACAGGCTGCTCCCTAAGGTTAACAACAGCGTTCTCGAACTTGAGCTCTGGGAACTTAGTAACAACTGTGTTATAACCCATCATGATCCACTCACGCTTGACAGAAGCTGGCAAGTGAAGATCAGTCTCAGATGTATCGAGAGTATCTGTAAGATAAGTCTTAAGACCCTCTTTGTAATCCTGAAGCTTAAGTCCTGGTGCAAAACGACCGATAGTGAATGAAAGTCCATTATCGATGAATCCACCAAGCTTATTTGTCAACTCGAAGTTCTCGAGATCAACATCATCATCGAGAATATCGTTAATCAAATAAGACTCAGCCTCGAGTTCACGGTTTCCGATAGTGTTCTGCAATACCTTATCCGTAGCATAAGCAGCGTAAGAGATATTGTTGTTAGAACCAATGCGGAAGTTATCTGCCATGTACTCGTTGAGAGAAACCTTAGCGTAATTACGATACTCACACTCACGGATGAACTGATACTTATCTGTACCAACAGTCGGAAGATCTGTCATCTCGTTAGCCTCGTTAGAGAGCTTTCCGTCAAACTTAAGACCCTTGATAGCGGCTGCAATCTTCTCATTCTCCGCGATTACAGCAATCGTGAAGTCAGAAGTATCGAGGTTGATATCCATCTTGACCTTTACAAGTGTTGAAGGATATGTATCTTTTCCGACAACAAGATTCTTGATAACGAACTGTGTCTCAAACAATCTCTTGTTAGGACGATCGCCAGAAGCCATATAATGAAGATTCAACTTATGAACAACTTCTTTTTCCTCTTCACCATCAGTTGTCTTGTACTTAACGGCAGTAAGACGACAGTTAGGCTCGATTCCATACTTATGCTTAGACTTTCCACAAGCCTCAATCATGTTACCAGTAGCAGAAGAAACCTTAGAACCAGTTCCACCAGTAAGCAAGATAAACATATCCTCACCACACCAATCAGCAGGAGCTGTATATGTTGTAGTGCCGCCAGAAACTGTAGTATTCGGTGTAACCCAGTCTACCTTTGGAAGCTTGTTGAATCCCTCGATCTCACCGCTGCGATAAGCCTGCGGGAAGAAGTGCTTCACGTTTCCAATCTGAAGATAGTCTACGTTATACTCGAACTCAAGCCTCATCCTGTTCTGGTCATCGATATGCTGGAAGATCTCCTCAGAACGACAAGCTGCAAGCCAACCACCAATGATATATGGAGTAGCACCCATAGCAAATGTACCCTGTGAAGATGAGTAAACGGCTGTACCACCACCCCATCCTTCGATACCTTGCATTGTACGATCAGTAGTATTTGCTACTTCACGAGTGTTATTCATCAATCTCTTGAATCTATTCTGAAGCTCCACATTTCCACGGAACTGTTCAGATGAAAGACTAAGTGCTTTTTCCCAAAGAGAATCGCTCTTAAGGATTTTATCCCAACCTTCTTTTGAGAACGGAGAGTCGAGTCCGCCTGTCAAAGGAAGCATAGTATCAGCAAACTTCTTCATGCTCTTGAAATAACCCTGGTTGAAGTCTGTCATATGCCTATTGTAAGTACGGATCGCATCTTCCTTAGTGATAGTCTCATTAAAATTTGCCATAATAAAAAATCTCCTTTAAAAGGAATAAAAAATAAAGCTATTCGAATTTAATAAGATTCATTAAAACTTAAGAATCTTTATTCTTAGCTTTTTTCTCTATTAATATAGCCAGTCTATTAACGATATTAGCGTATTGTTCTTGATACAGCCTTAACTTAATCAAATTTTCTGGATTTTCCTGCATCACAAACGAATTACGTTCTTCATCAACAATATCAGCCAACTCCTTCAACTGATTTAATTCAGACCAGTCAGTATAAAGGTCGTTATAACGACTAATAGTTGTTTTGATAGAGTCTAATAGCTTATTTAACTGAGCTATATGATAAAGTTTCTGATTAACTTGAGTGTAAGTATTTAAACTAGAACCTTTATTGAGATCTAGATCATCTACACCACCTGCGGAGCCATTATTTCCTCCAGTGCCACCACCAGAATCATCGTCTCCACCACCGAAGTCATCACCACCATCTCCGCCGAAATCATCATCTCCTCCCATGTCATCCATGGAATCTCCGAAATCGTCATCGGCATCATTAAGTGCGTCTTCATCATTACCGCCTTCATCGTCTTCGAGCGATTGTACAAACGAAGATTCAAAAGAAAAATCATCAGTAATGTCTTCTTCGGTATTTATATTTTTTTGTTCTTTTATATTTTCATACGATTCATTAGACTGCATTTCCGCAGTAGCTTTTTTTGGTGAATCGGCGAAAATGTTTAATAAATCGATCATATTATTCACCTGCTTAATATATTATTTATATAATAATGTATAAAATAATAAAAAAAAGTGGATTCAGAAGAATCCACTATTGCGATATACGCTAAAGTCCTACGACGCAGTCTGTAAAATAATATTCCGTTTCTCCTATTTTTATTTCTTCACTATTAAAATCAACAGTTCCACCGTATGCAGTCAAAGTATCCCAGCCTAGTTCGTCTACGTAATCAAGCCACTCATCAATTTGTATATCGTTTATCATATTGTTTATCGGTTTATTTTCGTAAGAAGAAGTTATTGTTATTTCGTGATTTTTCTTTGCAGGTTTAAATTTCACCTCCTCTGTCTGCTTAGGTTTATCACGAATATCAATTTTACCTCGTGCTCCAAGGTTTATCAAATCTGAATTATCGATTACATCTCCCGGAATCGTATCCATACTTAACGGATGATCCAAGAATATATCGTCATCAAGAATAATACCATCATGGATTTCCATACAGAATTGGTCACATCCGTATTTGTTTTTATAACGAGATTTTTGCCGTTTAAACGTAAAATATCGTTTATCGTTTTTAATTTCAAGGTCTATGAATGCCGACCATGATACAGTTTGTTCGATTCCGTATGATTCTCCGATATATTCTGTGGTCATTTGTGAAACGGCCATAGAACCACCCTGCATTTTCAGATTTGTAAGTACCGCACCTCCCGAACGATTCAACTGATGAGCAGTTATAACTGGAATATCTCTGCGTTTTGCCAACGAGAGCAAATCTTCTGATATATTTTGCAATTGCAAACGTTTATCTTTAGTGGCGTCTTCTTTTCTTGGCGCAATTAATGCGATATAGTCTACGATTACTTCTACAACTTTATAACCCTCCTCTTCTATAAGTTCGATCGTAGTATCGAGACCATCGACTGAAATTGCTCTAGAATCAAGATGCAAAAACGAAATATCTATAGGTTTTTCTGGTGATATTACACTATTGTCTTCGTTTGAATCGATATTATTGGCTCTTTTCCATGAAGATAGCAATTCACTTTCTGAAGTACATTTATCCATGTCTCTATGAACTACAGTTTTATAAAGACGTTCGTAGTCTTCGTTATCGTCGTTTTCAAGCTCAACAAACAAAATCGTAGGAACTTTACCTGTTCTTTTATAATCTTCCATGAGTCTTGCAGTATTATAAGCTGCTGTCATGCGTGCAATATGAAGAAGCAAAGCTGATTTAAATGAGTTTGTATTAGCATAAAATACGTACAAACTCTTATTCTGGAATCCACCACGAGGTCCTAATGCTGAATTAAGAGCCTGCCATCCTGTCTGTAAAGCAGAAGATGGATTCTTTATCGTATCAAACGTATCTTTAAGAAAGTTCAAGAAGTCTGAATCTGTAGTGTGTACAATTTCATTTACTTTGCTAGAAGAATCTGTACCACGGAAGAAATTCATTATATCTGTAACTAAATCACGAAATTTAGTCATAAAAGCAGGAAAATCGTTATAATTACAGTTGGAAATATCGTTTGATACATCTACAAGTTCTTCTTTTGCTCTAAGAATATAATCGTATTTAAGATTTTGATCAAGCGTTTCTGAAATATATTCAAGATCTTCTTCTGGAAGATAATCTTTTGAAATTTTAATCTGTGGAATTATCAAATTGTCACGAATCTTATCAAAAGGTTCTTGTAACGTAGTTAAAAGCTTATAAACAACATTTTCTACATTTGGTCCACTAGATGTATTGTTAAGTCTTGTAGCCAGCAACAAATCGCAAGCAAGTAACATAGCTTCTACAGACTGATCTGCAGAATAATAATCTCTATCGATAATCGTCAAAAAACGTTTAATATTTTTAAGAACTCTACGATTTACAAGTATATCACTCGCCAAAACTTTAATTAAAATAAGTAAAAATCTAGAAGAA